AGTCCTCTGTGCTGAAAATCTCCCTTAACATAGCGATTAATGGGGGGGTACCTATGGAAAAATTTTTATTTTATTTTCTTTTCACAATCACTTTAACTTAATAGCAAGCCATACCAATAGCCATACTAATACAAGCATTGGATTAATAGCCAACAACAATATCAGCAATGCTATACGTGGACTGATGAACAACATAATAATAAATAATAATATAATCATTTACTTCCCCCTTATCTTAGAGCAGCAGGGAATCGAACCCTACACCACGTCAGTATACCTTATTACTCTAACCAGCTGTCTTGTATAGTTGTGCCAAGCTTAGCACTTCGTCTATGGACTATACACCACTAACACAACAAAGGGAGTCGCACCCTCATCTTCTCTTTGCAGAGCTGCAATACTATTATACTATGCTGTGTTATTATATGCTTTCAGCCTTCCATGACGTACTAACATATAATAAATAAAGGAGAACACGAGCAGCAGGAATCGAACCCACGTTTACAGGTTTGGAATCTGTAGCATTACCACTATACTATGCTCGCAATATGCAAAGGGCTGTTAGTTACCTGCACCCTCTGCTTGGCTGTCAACTCTATAACATTTAAGTACCGTCAATCAGTACACCTATTATTTTAATTCAATACGTTTAATATTCCAGCCACTACTAATAAGATAGATGTAAACACACTTAGCATAATAGCTAGATAGTCATGGCGATAGTACCATTCTTTAAAGTTGGTAACTGAACCTACACCATATAAAATGCCTAGAATAACCAAGGCAATATTAATTACAATCATTTATTCTCCTGACTTTCTACATAGAGTAAGATACAAAAGGCGTCAGCTTGATCATCGTTGATATCATTATCAGGTACTATATTATAGCTCTTGAGTATCTCAATGCTTTGTGCTTTTCGCATTGCACTTTTACCTTTAATGAGATGATAACCGCACCATTTGGAATTAGGTATATCAACATAGCCAATGTTATGACGGTTACGCATGACTCCTAAGAATGAACCGTTAGCTCTAATCAATGAGATGTTACCCTTAGACTTGAACGTGATGATCGGTTCTTCAATATAAATGAAGTAGTCAAATAAGTTATAATGCTCAATGATTTCTGTTATGCCGTCAGCAATTATCTTTGCACGTTCCAAAGGATCTTTACTTTTGCCACCTGCAATTGAACCGACTACATACTCATTTGTTAAAGGATTGCGAAACGCATAACCAGTATTAGAAGTGCTAAAGTCAATCGCTAATGCTTTGCTCATAAATCAGAACTCAATTCAATATAAAGTTCTTTGCTTAGTTCGCCAATATCAAATAAGTGTTTAACATAGTGTTCGTACTCAATCGGAGTCAATACTTCTTTTTGTGCTAAAATATGTTCTTTATTCATTTCTTTATTCTCCCTTAAAATTTAAAGCTGTATCAAGATTAATCAAACCACATTCAACAGCGTTAAGTAAGAACTCGTTAAAGTCAACTTCTGACAATGTTTCTTGCTTGAATAATAGCTGTTCTTCTGTCATTTGCTTTCCTCTCTTAACTTGATATACTTATTATAGCATACGCACTTTTTGGGATAGTGTTATCCTGTGTTATGTAAGCTATGCTTGACTTTGTAGGTATTTTGTGTTATAATCTTTATAGGAGGTAACAATGGCTAGAGATAAATATTTAATGTACTTACGACAGCAGGAATACAAGAAGCGTATTAAACTTAAAGTAGCTAATGCAAGAGCTAGAATGAACAGAGAATACATGAATCAGCCAGAAGTAGATAAGGAAACATTAGAACTATGGAACAATCAGCCAGCAATACATTTTGATTTAGGAGAAAATAAATAAATTATATTAAAAAAAAGAAATTAGCCCCTTAGGGCTTTTGTTTTACGCTTAACCGCAATTTGACTAGAAGTGGCAGAATGTAAGTGCATTGAGTGTCCTGTTTGTAAAGTATGGTATCAGTAAGCGCAATTAGCTTATTGTTTGTAAGATTTCTAAAGGAATTCCGGAGTGTTTGATAATCTTTTTATCTTGTACTGGAATTGTGAAAGGTTTAAGAAAACAAGAAAAATAAAATGTACGGAAAAATAATTATTAGTGTCCAAAATTAAAGGTTAATATATTCTACTACGTTTTTTTTGCACATTAAACAATAGCTAAAACCGAACAATAAATGTCAATAAATATGTACAAGCATAAAAACAATAGTTATTTCCGAACAATACTATTATTCTTGACAAGTCTAAAATAAAAGCATATAATTAATTTATCATCAAGAAAGGAGATAAAAATATGGCCAGACCTAAACAAGAATTTTGTTCTAATTGTAACGGTGAAAACCCAAAATGTAAATATAAAGAGACTGGTCGTAAATGTCGTATTGGTAAAGCTAAAGGCAAAGCTAAAGGTAAGGCAATTTCAAAAGAAACAATAGAGAAAAGAGACAATTATGATTCACTTCTGGGAGACTTTCAAACAGATTACTTGAATTTTATGTATGATAGAGCATTTAAATACTCAATAAACAAAGAAACAAATAAAGTTGAGTATGAACAAAAGTTTTATACAGTTTATTCTTTTGAAAGATATTTACACAACATTAATCAAAAATCACTGGCAAGTTGGGCTAGAAGAAAATATGGAGAAAATATGAAAAACTTTAACACAAAAACAGATAAAATGACATTTGATGAACATGAAAAATTCATTTATAGAAAAACTTATGGGAAAAAAGATGACGCTATAAGAGAAAAATTAAATAACGAACAACCCAAAACAACTGATGAAATAGAAAAACTTCGTCTTAAACAAGAACAAGCTTCTAAAGATATTATTAGAACTCAATCATTAGAAGAGGCGACCGAAATAGCTAATGAAATAGAACGTAAACTTAAAGAATGTGATTTAAAAAGCATGACAGACGAAGAAGCCTTGAAAGAAATTGCTGACTTAGCTAATGAAATTGATTTATCTTGGTTCAAATAATAAATAACAGTGATTTACGATGATGAAAACGGAGAAAATAGATGAGTTATACAACAAAACACAAACCTTACAAATTAAAAAGTATTAAATGTAGTGGTTGTGGTTGGTCAATATCACATTGCATGGACTTAAAAAAAGAACAACTTAGAATAAAAAGTTTAAAAAAAGAAGTTGTAAAAGAATATATCCATGTAGATAACCCTAAATGTAAACATTGCATTAAATAGCACTTAAGGCTTGACTTTTCAAGTCTTTTTTGCTATTATATACTAAAGGAGAAAGAAATGACTAACATATTTAATAAAGTACAGACAGCCAAGCATTTAAGAGAGCGAGAAGACTTAATAAATTTAAAAGATGACTGGCTTATTGATACGTTAATGCCAAGTTCACAAGCTGGAATACTTGTAGCACCGTTTAAGTCGTTTAAAAGCTCTCTAGCAATGCACATGGCTTTAATGGTGTCGCAAGGGTTACCTTTTTTTGGTTATGACACAAAGCGTAGTAAGACACTATACATAGATAATGAAGATACTGACAGAGAGTTAAACAAAAGGCTTAGAAATAAAGATAATGCACCAGAAGACTTACATTTTTTGACTGGTGGCGAGTTTATGCTTGATGATTCGCACCACATGAATTTATTGTATGAGTACATCAAAGAAAATGATATCAAGTTCGTTATTTTAGACAACCTTATGACAATGCTAAGAAATGGAGACATTATCTACGGTAAAGACTTTGAACCAATGCTTAGGAGAATTACACGCTTAAAGTTACTTTTCCAAGACGTTACTTTCTTGTTAGTAGCTCATGCAAACAAATCAGCTTATGCAAACTCAATGGACGATAAAGCATATATGGTAAAGCCTAGTGACGCCTTGGGTGGTTCTACTCTAACAGCATGGGCAGAATTTATGTTAATGTTAAGCCCTAAACGTGGCAAGCATAACGACTTCTCTAAGTTGTCAGTCAAAGCGCGTGGTTACCAGTTTGATGATGATTTAAACTTTTCTTACGTTGATTCAGTATTTACTTGTGTCAATAAATCTAAAAAAGAACCTGATAGCGAACTAGTGGAAAAAGTAAAGGCTGAAACTCCAATCGAAACGACGAAAGAATCGGCACAGGCTTTCTTAGACTTAGCTAAAGAGCAAGGAAAGGTAACAGAAAATGATTAATTACGAAAACAAGGCAATTAACTTACACGCTGAAGTGTATGGCTGGCTATATCGTGCATTAGATGAAATGGTAAAAGCAGAATGGCATAATGACGAGCTCTTCAAAGTATGGCTTGGTCGTGCTGAATTTCTAGTCAGACAGTCAAGGAAATTGCATACAGCTTGCGAAAATGATTATTCTAAGCGTGCGTTGATTAAAGCTTTGCAATTAAAAGTAGAAATAAATAAAAAAATATCATCTAATACTTGATAATACTAAATAATTTTGATATAATAGTATATATAAAAATAAAGGAGAAATAATGATAACATCTTTTGAATCACTAGCTGAAAGGCGATTAATTACTCTCAATTATCATAAAAAGGGAAGTCAGCAGTACATCAACAGCTTGAATTATTTTGAATATGCTAGAATGTACTTCGAGAAAAATGGCTTTCCTGATGATAACAGACGAGTTTATCAAAGCGGTAAGCGAAAAGGTCAAAAGGTTGGCTGGTCTGATAAAGAGGAAAAGCAACAGAAAGACGATATTAGAAAGTTCATTTATGAAAAGCAACTACAAAAGTTTAAAAAAAGAAGAAAAAGCTAGTAAACATTATGCTAGAGGCGTTAGAAAGTTATCTAAAGAGCTTGAAGAGATGAACGAAACAAAGTATAGGGTTGGTCCTAACGAGTGCCTATATGGCTTGATAAATGACTTGTGGAACTACTGGGACGACGGATATATTTTACCAATGCTTAAATATAATATCGAAATTACAAGGCAAGGCGACGTCTTCATTGTAGAAAGAGGAGAAAATGAGCGAAGTTGAAGCTTTTGTTAAAATTGAGGGTTTTGAAAATTACGAAGTATCTAATCTAGGCAAAGTTAGAAATATAAAAAGCGGAAGAATACTTAAACCTTGGATCGTTCCAAATGGATATTTAATGCATCAATTATGCGAAAATAATAAAAAGAAAAATCTGCTTTTGCATAGAATTATAGCGACTGCTTTTATAGATAACCCTGGAAAAAAGCCTCAAGTTAACCACATTGATGAAAATAAGTTAAATAATGATTTAAGTAATCTTGAATGGTGTACTGTTAGAGAAAATAACATACATGGTACGAGAATGAAGAGAATTGCTGAAAAACACTCCATAAAAGTTATTCAATTAGACTTAAATGACAATGTATTAAATGAATTTGAATCAATGGTACAAGCAGAACAAGAAACAGGAGTTTCAAGAAGAAATATAAGCAGTTGTTGCAACGGAAAAAGAAAAAGTGCTGGTCGCTTCAAATGGAGAAAAAAATGAGCGTATTTGAACAACTTAATGCAATTAATGTAAATAGTAAAGTCGAACAAAAAAAGACAGGTAAAACTTCTCTAAGTTATCTATCTTGGTCTTGGGCTTGGGCTGAATTTAAAAAAGTTTGTCCTACTGCTACTTACGAGATTAAAAAATTTGATGACGGTAAAGGGAAACTAGTTCCTTATTTATATGATAATTCTTTAGGCATTATGGTATTCACTTCTGTTACGGTTGATGATATCACACATGAAATGTGGTTACCGGTAATGGACGGAGCTAATAAGGCAATGAAGTTTGAATCTTATACTTATAAGACTAAGTTCGGAGAAAAAACTGTTGAACCAGCTTCAATGTTTGATGTAAATAAAACCATTATGCGTTGTTTAGTTAAAAATTTAGCTATGTTTGGACTTGGTTTATACATATATTCTGGCGAAGACCTACCTGACTTGACAGAAGAACAGAAAGAACTTGAAGCAGAAAAACAACGACTTCGTGAGATCCAACCAGCGCTAAACCGAGCTGAAGAACTTGGATATCCTAACATGGAACTACTCAAAAAAAAGACAAAAAAAGAAATCTTTGATATTATGACAATTTGGAAAGCAACAGAGGGAAAATAAAAAATGGCAATCATCACAGTTACAGCACAAGCAAACGAAAAAAATACACGAACAGTAAGCACAGCAAAAGGCGACAAGAAAATTATTTCTGTTCCATTGTTTGAGAAAGAAAAGGGATCTAACGTAAAAGTCGCGTACGGTTCGGCTTTCTTGCCTGACTTCATTCAATTAGGAGACATAGTAACGATAAGCGGTCGTGTACAAGCTAAGGAATCAGGCGAATACGTAAATTACAACTTTGTTTTCCCCACAGTTGAAAAAGTATTTATCCCTGATGATAATGGAAAGCAAGCACAAGCTAAGCAAGACTTATTTGGTGGTTCTGAACCGATTGAAGTTAATACGGAAGATTTACCTTTCTAGTGGAAAGTTGGTTTCATGTACACAGCAGAGGAAAAAGAGCAAATTATCGACATCGTGGATAAAATGAGCTTACTAAGACAAGACTTTGACGGAGCTTTCACTTGGATCAAGGAAAACGTATCAATGCCATTTGACTTTGACGAAGAACAGCGATTTATATCAGACTTGAAGCATTTAGTGAAAATTAACGCTTTAAAGTTTGGTAAAATATATGAGGGAGTATTATGACAACATTAAGAGAGCTACACAAAAAACTTAAAATCAAGCAAACACTTGACAACTATGTACGCAATACAAATAAAAAATATAAATATAACTTTGTTCCTGATGAAATTCTTGGCGAGGGAATGGCTAAACTGATTGAGCTTAACACGCAAGGCAAACTTGGAAGACATGCACAGCAAATTGCTTATATCAACCATAACTTGAGCTTACAGCGACAAAAGGAGCAACTTGAACAAGCTAACAAACGACTTGCTAAACGTGCTGAGAAAGCCCAAAAATTGCTTGACACGGAACTTTTGAAAGATAGCTACATCGAAACGCTTGAAATGTTTAGTAAATTCAATTCAGCAAAACAATATACTATGTGGGATGACCCAGAAACCCCAACTAAAGTGATTGAGTTCATGGAAAAGAACGGAGTTAAACAAGGGAAATGGCTACGTCCTGAAGGAGTTGAGGCTTGGTTCAAAGAACGAATCATCTGGTTCAAGAATAAATTGAAAGAAAAATAATTAATGATAAAAACTTTTTGCTTGACAGCTTAGAGTTTTTTTATTATACTTAGTACATAGAGTTAAGGAAAGAGGAAAAATGATGACAAAAGAAAAAGCACTTGAAAAAATTGAAATAATTTATAAACTTAACGGCGATTTTGACCATGCAACTAAGTACATAACCGGTTTATATGGGTTGACGCCTGACTTTTGGAAAGAAAACTTTGATTTCATAAATAATAAAATGACTGCTAAATACCCTAACTTGTACTATGGTGGTATCGTCTAATGGAATTAAAACAATGCGTAACCTGTGGGGCTTCCGACTTTACTAATGGTAAATGTGATTATTGTAGAAACCAGTACGAAGTAAATGAAGATAAATTGTTTTACGGTAATTCAACAGAAGATGATTCATCATTAGATGAGGATATAACTTTTCAAGAAACTCCTGCTGGTAAACTAATACTAAAAATCATGATTTATACTTTAGTTTCTATTGTTTGGTTTGCAGTAACTGTATTCATTCCACCGCTATTTATAATAACAATTATTTTATTAGTAGTTTATGGCACTTATTGCTTGATAAATAAGAAGAAATAGCTTATAATAGTATATAGAATAAAGGAGCGATACAATGAATGTTGAATCAATAATTGGTAAAGTTATTATAATAGCACTAGTCGGAATTGGACTATATGCTTTTTTTGCATTAGTTGACCTGATTAAAACGAAAGGAAGTAAATAGATGAGTAAATACTTTAACGACAAAAGATATTGCCATTGCTTCGATATTCCAACGAGTAATGACTTAGGAGTTTGCAAAGATTGTAGAGGATACACGAATATCTGTTATAGTTGCGATCGCTGTTTGCACTGCTGGTTTACATCGCAGGTTGAACTATTTACCGAATATGATGAACCTAAGTTGCTGGAACTTATAGAAAAATGGAATAAATTTTACCAAACTAGAAAGACAATAAACAATTAATGTTTGACAAAGTAAAAGCAATTTGATAGAATGTAATTATAAATATAGGAGAACAAAATGAAAGATACAGTAAAAACTTTAATGATAGTTGCAGGTGTCGGCTTTACACTTATCGCTATCGCTTGGATAGGTATGCTTGCGACGTTGCTTATTGCATGGCTTGGAGGTAACATCTAATGAACTTAAAAGAAAATAATCACTATGCCAATGAATACGGTGTGGAACTTAATGAATACTTGAAACATAATTTTAACTACGAAGAGCTTGTGGGCTGGAATACAATGCAGGTATTGAAGTATCTAGTGAGAGCTGGCAAGAAAGAGGGTGAAAGCTACGACAAAGACTATAAAAAAGCCTTAGACTATGCCAAAGAACTTGCTAACTTAAGTAACGAGAATGAGCTTACAGAGTACACTACTGACGACATTATGGGCTTTATACAAGAACTAGCTGATGATTTTGAACGCTGGGAAGGAATAAAATAATTAAAAATACTTTATTTTTGACAAATATAAAGTAATTTGATATCATAGTTTTATAGAAAAGGAGGTTAAATAGTGGCAATACAAAAAGCTATAAAGGTAGTAGCTTATAACCCTACGACGGAAGAAGAACTACACTTTAGCTGTAAGGCTCAATGTGCTAAGTATTTCGGTCTTAAAGCTAATACAGTCATCAGGTGGCTTGATAACGGTATGCCTGTAATTGAACTGCTGATAGACCTAGATAGAAACCAAGTGGAAATTGAAAAACAAAGTAAGCTAAATGGCTTTGAATTATTTACGATAAATGAATGGAGTGTTTTTGATAATTAATTACGAAGACACGAAAATAGAAAGTTTTGGTGAAAAAATAAATGAAATTATTTAACAGAAAACCTAAGAATAAAATTAAAGTAGCAACAGCATTTACACTAAAAGGATTAACAAAACAAGTAATTCAATTAGAACAAAAAGGGTTTATTAAACAAGGAGAAATCCAAAGTGCTATGTTTGAAGGAACGATTGTAGCTTATAAGCAAGCAATGATTAAGAAAGCTAGTGAATAATATGTGTAAAAAACGCAAATACACAAAAATGGGCGCTTTATATTCAATAGCAAATGCCCAGCATAGGAAAAAGAAAGCTGATAAGATACCAGTTAGAGCTTATCACTGTAAGTGGTGCAATTTATATCACTTATCAAGTCAGCAGAGATTAAATATCAAGACAGGAGTAATCGGATAATGAAAGATGAATTTACATACTACACAGTATCTTGGATGTTGGAAAAAGAAATTAAAACACGTAAGTTTTATGATAAGAAAGAGGCTTTAAAATGGTATGAATCATTGCCAGAAGAACAAAGATATGAAGTTAAAAAGCATACAGAAATAATTGAGGTTATAGCATAATGACAAACGAAGAATTATATGAAAGAATCACTAGTGTTCTGAAAGAACAAGGTATAGGAATGGCACAGCTTGAGTTAAAAGTTAAAGCTGAAACAGGTAAATACCCTAACCTAAGAGTAACTAAATCACGTTTGAGCTTACCGAATACCGTAGCATTCCCTTATCTTACTATGTTTTTCAATGATGAAGAAATGCACGAGCTTATACTTAAAAAGATGAATAATTCAGGAACAGGCGGAGAGGCTATGGACTTACTAGATGAGTTATTATATAGCTTAAAACCAAGTAAAGAGTATCTATATAAGCAACGATTGAAGCGTAGAATGCAAAGGGAGGCAATGAGATAATATTACACGAGTATACAAGTCAGATAAACAGCTCAAAATATCCACAGCAAACAGCACGAAAGATTGCCAATGACTTGAATAATAAAGACCCTTTCAATAATTATCTAATCACATTTGAGCTTGGTTCTAAACGGTATATTATTGAAAAATTTGAAATTAAAGGTATGAATAGATGAAGCGTTACTATATAGAAGAAGAAAATGGTAAAGAGATTAAGCGAAAACTAACAACTTTTGCTAATGATGATTTGACACAGCTTTCAGATGATGAACTAGAAACATTATATTATGAGTCATCAGCTCAATTTTTAGCTAAAGGAATGCACTTTATGAAGATTGAGAACGAGCTATTTTCAAGAAAGAATGTAACTGTAAGTGATGAAATTCTAATAAATGCTGGCAATAATATTATTGAAGCTATTAATCAGGTAAGCGACTGAAGCATAAAAAGGAAAGTAATTATATTTATTTTAACAGACGATACAACTAGAAGTATAGCGTTGATTCAATTCGCTCATAAAAAGGCGGACAAGGGCTTTAATGATATTGTGGCACAATTATATGAACAAGAGTTTAAAACGCAAGAGAAAGCAAAATATGAGCATATAAAGCAAGCTAAGGAGAAAGCAATTGAAGAACAACGAATTTAAGCTGAAAAACAAGCCGAAACTGACAGAATTGCAAAAGAGCATGAACAGGCAGCTGAACAACCTAACATAGATGTACCAAACACAGAAACTAATAGCATTATTGGAAGCGATTGGTCTAGCGTAAGTCCTGAAATAGCAGCGAATTACATAGCAAGTAAGACAGGAGTAAGCGCTAGTAAATGGCTTGATGTTATTTACAAGGAATCTAGTGGAAACCCTTATGTTGAAAACCCTATTGGGTGCTGGGGACTATTACAGATTAATCAAAGCGTTCATGGCAAAGTATCTAATTTAAGTCCACAGGCTTATCTAGATAAAGCTGTAAGCATATATCAAGGTTCAGGTGGAACTGCATGGGCTACTTGGTAAAATAGTAAATTAAAAAATAGAAAGTAGGATATCTTCAATTACAAAAGAAAAACAGCTATAAAGCTGTCTTTTTTTTTAGTCTACTTTTCCATACTCTGCTTCAAATTCGTCTTGATACATAATAGTTTCTGGTAACTTGATTGCTCCAAATTTACCTTGGAAACCTCCAAGCATACGAGTTGTTTTAATATGTCGTGCTGAAACTCCATTACATACATACCAATTTTTAGTGTCTTTACAATTAATTAGGAACATTTCAATTTCTCCGCTTTCTGTTGTGTTGTTGTTATTGCCTCCAGTTTGTCCTGTAAGGCGTTTGTTTAGTTCTGCGATAAAGTATGAGCGACAACTCTCTACATTGCCACCGTGAGCTTCTACGGAACGTCTAGGGCATGAAGTAGATGACAACTCTTGATGTAGCTTCACAGTATCATGATTAGGAGTTAGACCCCATTGTTTCATGTACTTAGCTACATCGTCTAGTACCGCTTGCTCATTTCTCAAGAACTGGGTTAAATCTCCCTCTGACTGGCATACTTCCCAACTTGCATAATTTGCATTACCGTATGAGTTAGCACAATGCCATGCCATATTAGAGAAGTCAGAAGCCTGCAATCTTCCGTCATTTCCAATATAAACATGAGCAAAGCCATTTTCAGGGTTATGATTAGGTAACCAGTTATTGTAGAAGCCAGCGTTAGCACCGTTTGAACCAGCGTCATTGTGAATTACAACCCCAGTAGGATTATACCCACGTACACCAGCATTAGTTATATTCATTCTTTTTTATCCTCCGTTTGTTCTTCTTCCGCTTCAGGAATATTTACGCCATTCTTTTTAATAAGTTTAACCAAACCGTCAAACATAGGACTGATTTTTGCGATTAAATAAATAAACTGTCCTACAAAGTATAACAAAGCTACGTTAATCACAGTTTTAGCAATATCAGAAGTTGAAGGCGTTTGAGTGAAGTAAAAGACAGCATATAAAACCCATAGCGAGAAGACAACCGTTAAGTCAATCATAAGTCTACGTTTGAAAGGTGGGTTCATCGCTTCTCTATCTTTAACCCATGTAGCGAATAATATCGCCAAAATTAAGATAGTTATTAAAATCATTCTAGTTACCATTTTATTTTGCTTTCTATTTTGTTATTTTATAAAGTAACTTGCGTTACCACGTGGCGTCACAGGGGTATACCCAACGTATGGACCCCACCAAATAATACTACCGTCTGGGTTTATGTCAACATGGAAACTGTCACCTGACCCAGCAAGATGACCAACAAGACTTTGAGTAACAGAAGGGTGATACGGACCATCTACCCATGTTCCGCCCATCATTAAACCAGTCGCGGTAAGTGTTACCTCTCCGGCGAATTCGACAATTACTAAATCATTATTCTTTTTAGTAAATTTCAATATCAAACCATTCGAAGTATGAACCGTCCACTTTTGAGTTGGAACATTGAGTGAGCCTGTAAGTGATATATCATTTGCAGAAATATTGTTGCTATTGACACTATCAAAAATACTAGTCTGAGCAATTGGTTCAATGCTTGTTACACCAGTTCCTGAAGTTTTGATAATGTCAAAACAAACTTTCAAAACACCAGAACCGTTGTTAATATCAACATGATTACTATTATTTGATGTTTCTGCTGATAAACTTACAGGGTTTGCTGTTTGTGTTAAGTCAATGTTTGCATGGATATAATTGACTGCATTACCTTTTAAGGCAACAGTTTCATTCAATAGTTCAAAATACCTACCGCCTGCAATGATTGATGTGTTAGTGTATTGAATGTTAAGAGCTGTATGTATTGGGTTTAACCAGTCTTTGCGCCTAATTGTTCCATAGTCCATTCCAGTCAACATCATATATAACTTTGCGTCATTATTAGAACCGACTGGAAACTCTGTACTGTTTGGACTAAAGAATGTAAAGTTTTTAATTGTCATTTTTAACCTTTCTTGAAATTATCTTCGCTTTATCTAAAACTGGGTTATCAGTAATTGATAGCTCTAACAATCTAAATTTTCTACCACTATACGGATAACCCCCAATTGATACAAATTGACCGACCTCGTATAAGAGCGTAGTTTCAATTCTAAGCGTATTTTTGCTATTGTAGTACACTTTACCTGACAAAAGTTCTAAGTGGTCTTTACGTAGCTCTCTATACCCTGTGAAGCTATCTATTCTATATTTGTCGCCATAAGTGGCTACATACTCATATAACATTCGGCTTGTCTCCACTTTCTACAAAAATAAGTCTATCATTGAACTCTGTTTTAACTCTGTCTGCTATATATCCTGAATATAGTTTACCCTCGTACCAAATATCAACTAAGTCATTAACATACAAAGGCAAGAGCTCATTTTGATTGAAGATTAATCTTGTGACGATCGTGGAGGGAGAAATTTCAGCCTTAATAGTTGACATATTAGGAGGATTTCCGTGGTCATCTCTATCATAAAATAATGTTTTAGCTGTCCTTACATCTGGCAAGTCTGTTCCGTCTCCATGATAAGTGCTATAATCAATGACATCGCCGTTATTTTTTGCTGTATACATTTTAGGAGGGTCTGCGTAGTCATCTGCATTTGAACTTTTAACGAACACGACTGCAAAATTATAAGCTGAACGTTCTACTATTGTTTCCGTGTCCATTGCTACACTTTGTTTAATATCTACCCTTGTCGTGATTCTATTTCTATTCCAGCTCCTAGAAGCGAAGTTAATGAATAATAAGTTTCTAGGGTCTATTTCAGATGAAGCGTGTTGAATAGTTGTTGTCGGTTGAAATTGAACCTTAGAAAATATCCTTTTGGCTACATCATTAGCTGATGAAGTTTCCGCTTTTCGGTTAATTGTAGCTTTTCCAGCAAAGATACTTGAATTGAAGAAATAACCATAACTCATTAAATTATTTTTATTAGGGTCAATTAGATAATCAATGATAGCGGAGTTTGTCGTTTTAGTTATTGCATTCGGAACATCTAGGCTTTCAATCATTGCCCAAAAATAGTTCTTTAACGTGGCTTTGTTACTTTCATCTACACTCGTAACAAGATAAACCATATCTAAGTTTAAGTTTCTTTTTTTACCTAGAGTTTCCTCGACTGGAACAACTTCAGGAAAAAGAATTTGAACAATATCCCCAACTTCTACCGAAACCGTTAATGTAGCTGACGAAGTGTAAAGATAACCTGTTTCCCATAACTCATAGTTAATAACTTGACATCTTGCCTTTGGTATTGGTAGCCCTCTTTTGTCTTTTTTACCGTTAGGAAGAGTAAAATCAGATATATTATAATAATTAGGGTTAAAGTTATCATAAACATTAGCTTCTAACATTAAACGAAGTCCGCCTTTCTCTTGATTTTAAACTCTGCCTTAGTAAGGTTGATTAACTCCATTTGACCGTATTCGATTATACGTGTTCTGTATCGCTCAAAGTCCATTACAGGGAATAAATTTAATGAAGTCGTTCCGTTCCAACCTTGGTAAATTTCATCATTTACATCTGTATTGATTAAAATGTAATTCTGGGCCTGTTCCGTCTTAAATACAATTGCAGTATATTCATTTCCAATATCATCTAAAAACCTAACTCCAGTAGGTGTTTTAGGAAGTTTTGGATATAATATCCCCTTAAAACTAAATATTTCGTCTTTTATATCCCAACGACTTAAACGGTCTATATCTGTTTCTCCATAATAAGTGTAAGAAGTTCCTTTGACATATTTATAGCTTCCTGGTGCTGTTCCACCATAAATTTTAGACTTACCAGCAATAACTTTACCATTTTGTATTTTGTCAAAAGTTAAATTTTCGTAAGTATACCACTTTGTGATTACATCAAAAGTTATCTTTTCGCTGAAAGTTCCATTTTTACCGTAACCCTCTGTCTTTGTAACTTCTGCTAAAGCTAAATCAGCATATACCTGAAAAATCTCTGTTTGATATTCAAGTGTAACGAATTTTTTACTAAGTATATCATTTACGAAGTCTTTCATTAATTGATAGTTTTCTTCTAAACTTTCGCCAAACGTTTCTAGTTTAAATTCTATTTGAGGTTGAGTAATTGAACGTGTCCCCATTACTCCAATACCATTACTTTGCCAAATATTATTAGTTGATTGTAACCCTAAATTAGAGGGCTGGTAAAATCTAACTTTTCCATTTGTGACGTCCAAAACTTTATCATCTGTTCCGTCTAAGTTGGTATGTATTTTATACTGTCTTACCATTAAGCCCTCCCTAGTTCAAATTCTCGTCTGATTGCTCGTGCTAAGTTAGAAACATCTTGACCAGCACCGCCTTGTACGTTAAATGTGTTATATGTTCTGTTATCGCTTGATACGCTGTTCGTACTCAAACCGTAACCGCTAGAAGATAAATTAACATCTGTTAAGCCTACTACCATAGAACCTTTGAAAAGTTTGCCTACCTTTCCTGAAATACCATTAATCGCTCCTGATATATGGTTAATTGTATTCGTAACTCCACCAAGAGCATTGTCTATTGTACTCTTGACTCCTCCAAATATCCTGCTAAAGAAGTCTCCAATACCGCTAAAGGCATCTGTTATTGCTTTGTAAGCATTTGAAGCAAATCCACCAAGAGAACTGAACACTCCACTAACTGTACTTTTAGCACCGTTGAAAGTTCCACTAAAGAAATTGCCTACTCCGCTAAAGGCATCTGAAATTGCTCTCCAAGCGTTTGAAGCAAAGCCACCAAGAGAATTGAACACTCCACTAACTACACTACGAACCGAATTAAATATTCCACTAAAGAAACCTGAAGCTGCACTCCATATTGATGAAACTACTCCCCAAGCTGAACTAGCAAAGCTACCGATTGCACTGAATGATCCACTAACAATACCACGAACATAATTAAATATTCCACCAAAGAAACCTGTAATTTCGCTCCATACTGACCTAACTAAATTCCAAGCACTAGAAGCAAAACTACCAATTGCACTAAATGCTATTGAAACTACTGATTTAACAACATTAAATATTCCGCTAAACCAAGCTGATAGGCCTTGCCATGCGACAAGAACTGATTTATAAGCGCCACGAATCACAGCCAAGATAAGTTGAAAAGCTAAGTTAATTATCGAACCAATTAAACCAAATATAGATTGATAAAAACTAATTAAAGGCTGAAAAGTTTTAACGAACCAGTTATAAGCTCCTGTTACTAAAGTTGCGATAGTTGTAAATACAGTTGTAACGATATTTACTATTCCGTCCCATAGCCCTGTGAAGAACCCTGTAACTCCAGCCCATGCTGTTTGAATACCAGTAACAACAGTTGTCCATAAGGTAGTAAAGAACCCTTTTATTCCGTTCCAAATATTTTGAATACCTTGCACAACTCCGCTGAACCAATCAACTAAGCCTTGCCAAATGCCTTTAGCTCCGTCAACTGCTCCATTCCATATATCAGAAAACCATTGACCCATACCGCTAAAGAATGTAACTATGCCGTCCCATGAGCTCTTTAAGAAGTCCACAAAACTAGCCCAAACCTTTTTACCTGTTTCGGTTTGAGTGAAGAAATAAACTAAACCAGCAACAACCGCTGCGATCGCTATACCAAGAGCTACGAATGGGTTTATAGCCATAACAGCATTGAAAGCACCCATTACTCCTGTTCCTGCTTGAATTGCTGTTTGTAACTTTTTGAAAATACCAATAGCAGTAACTATTCCAGAACCGATTTTAAAAGCTACAAAACCTGCTGTTAAGGCTACTAAAGACGATTTTAAAGTATCAATTGCTCCTTTACTCTCACTAAATTTCTTTGCAAAATCAGCGATTTTCTTTATGACGTCGGCTAAACCTTTTGCCAAATTAGCAATAGTTTTACTTACGTCCTCCACAGAGCCTGCACTTTCGCCAGTTTTTGAATCTACACCAGCAAATGATTCTATTAGTTGTCCGATTATACTTAAAACTGAACCAAAAGTTGATTTTAAACCGTCCCAAATTTTAGAGAAAGAACTTAAAGCGCCATTCTTTTCTAACGCTCCCCACATTTCTTTGACATACTTAACAATGCTATCAATGGCTTTACCAGCACCTTTACCCCACTCACCCATTTTATCAATTATAGCATTGATAACAGGAGTTAAAGTATCAAGTGTAGGAAGCAATGCTTGCGACATATCTTCATTAAAGCCAGCCCAAGTGTCCCTTATAGTCTTTGTAGCACCGCTTGAACCGTCTGCTGTTTTTTGCATAGCCTTATCGAGCATATCCATTGAGACAGCACCAGCCGAAACAGCTTCATTAAATGAACCATATTGCTGTAATGAGGGATTCATTTTCATTATAGTATCTTTTAAAGAAGCACCAAGAGCGGTATTGTTATCAGTTAGTTGCCCAATATTTTCAGCAGTAACCTTGCCAGAAGCTGACATTTGACCATAAGCCTGTGCGACACCTTTAAGGTCTTCCCCAGTACCACCAAACGCTTGGTTAGCTTTTACTAATGCTTCCGTCTTACCAACTGCTGACTTAGCACTATCACCTAAACCGATAAATGTTGTTGAAAGTTTTAAAGTATCTTCACTATTTGCGTTTGTATCTCTAGCGAGTTTCTGCATAGAATTGCTTACATAGTCAAAATCTTTTCCATTACCTTTGAATTTCATCGTGTTCTTTAAGGCGATCATGGCTGTCTGGGTATCCATTGCGTCAGACGCCCAGCCTCTTAAACCATTACCAACAGCACTAATAGCACTTGCACCGATTTGCCTGAATGCACCAACAGCAATCTCTCTAAGACCGCTAAAGCGTGACTTCATGCCGTCAATTCCGCTATTAACGCCCTTAGTATCCATTTTAGCTTCAATGTTCCAAGAGCCTGAACTAATAGCGCTCTCGACTTGCTTTATTTCGCCCTCTAGCCTGTTAGCTTGTGTTTCTGCTGTGCCTAAGTCTCTAGTAAGTTGTAACCATTTCTTTTGACCTGCTGGTGAGCTTTTATCAACCGTAGAAAGTTCTTCTTTTAATTTTGTTGCTTTGTCACGTGACAAGCCCAACTGCGTTTGTAAATTCTTCTGCAATTGCGCCATTTTATCGGTATTTGTGGGGTCAAGTTTTAGAGCTTCACGTAAGTTTTTAGCTTCTCCTCTAAGCCCTGACATTGCGGTATTAACGCCTTTAAGTGAGTTCTCGAACTTCGTGGTATTGCCGTATATCTCGACCTCAAACGTTGCATTACTTGCCATTACATACCCTTTCTTTTACGCCTTTTCTCTTTTTCTTTTTCCTCTTTCTTCTTCTCTGCAATAAGTTCAATTATTTTATAAACAAGTTCTAATTCCATTTCCATGAACTGTGTTATATCAATTTCATTATTGCCCAAAACAGTCAAAAGTTCTAAAGTTTTATTTTCCTTTACAGTGTCTTTCTTTTTCTTAATCAATGAACTAGAAGAAAAGAAGACCATATCGTCTTCCGTTTCCTCTTTTTCTTTAATAAAAACAGTTTTACAGAAGATATTGATCAACTCGTTAGTTGTAGGAAGCCCTGTTTTGTCGTCTAAGGCATTTTGTAGCCCTCCGTTACAATCTACCCAAAGTATTAATAACTTGTCTGTAAAGCTCTCCATTTGCTCTGTAAAGTCATCAGGAATATATCCAGCGACAAAAGAATTTTGTAAGTCTGCAAAGTCTTTTAAATCTGTAATAAAGTCTGAACCTGTTAGTTCTAAGTATCTAATTGCATGTTTTAAAATCATTTACAGTCCTTTCAGCTCATTAAATTTCTTTTTGCCACAGTTCGACAAGTTCTTTAAGTCCTTTACCGTCAGTATCGAACTCAAAGCTAGAACTGAAGTCTGCAAAGTCGCTTTTAGCTTTTACAATGTTATCTTGAAAAAGAGCTAAGTATAAACCATATTGAACGAACTCCATTACATCAGTAATTTCTCCGTCTTCTTTTTTAAGTTCTGTATCCATTGCCTTTTGTTGTTGAAAAAGGTCTTTACCTGTAATCATTTTAAATTTACGTGCTGTACTCAATTGTTTCGCCATTTATATATTCCTTTACTTAATTAATTATTTAGGTTGTTGCGTTTGTTATCTTATGAATGGTCAGTTACTGAAACTCCTGCGGTAACATCTTCATAACCGTCAGCGGAGAACGTTACGATATGGACACCGGGCGCAAGTTGTCCGTTGGTTGCTACTTTTCCGTGATCGTCTCTAATTACTGATGTTACTTTTACAGTTCCACCCTTAGAGTCTTTCAAAGTGGCAGGCACTACGATTGTTCCGTCATTATTACCCTTTGTAGCAGTAGTTACATTAGGAATAACAGGAGCTACAAGTGTAATTGCACCAGCTAGAACGGTGTCAGGTTGCATAATGAATAAACCACTTTCCATTTTCTTAGCAAAGTCTTTAGCTTGTTCGCCCCAAATTTCGTATTCAATAGCGGGTACTTTTTTATTTCCATTCAAATAAATATCTGAATCAGTCGCTTGTACTGCCAAAGTCCATTGGATAGGGTCTACACCGTCTACTGAATCTGTTTCTGATTCTTTTGTAGCTTCTGCTGTTGGTCTCAAATTTGGATAAACGACTACACGGTAACCGTCAATAAACTCTCCTGTAACTTTATCACGTTTGCGCCCTTTAATAAGGTATTGAACACATTTCGTTTTCCAGTTACCAGTAGGAGACCAACCCAAACCATTTGCTGTTCTTTGTTGACCTAAGATATCTTCTTTAAGTGCTTGGTCTGTTTGAATAAATACCATTTCTCCTTGAAGTAAGGTAGCACCTTTTTTCACTCCATGGTCTGGTACATCATCAGCAGGATAACTGTTCGTTTCCGCTTGGTCTTCCATTGAACCAACCGATACTAAACCAGTTACGATTTTGTGGTTGGTGAACTCTGGTTTTCCGTTACTACCCTTAGCCATATCAGCTACGATTAGAGCTTCATTACCAAAGAAAATCTCACGTGAGTTATAATCTAATTTCATTTTTTCTCTTTTCTATAATTTCATTGAATTAGCATAATTAGCGCCTTTTTCAATGTTGTCTTGACTTCTTGCATACCCTTTTTTTCTGACCAGTTCGTCATATTCCAACCGTTTTGTAAAACATTTCCGACTAGTCATACAAGTTCATCGTCAACCAACTTAATGTATCATGTGGCCATATCATTTATTCACCCCCTAAATAAAATAATTTTTACCTAAAGTGCTAATCATATAATCTGATAATTTAGTACCAGCTATTATGCTACCTGCAACGTCAGGGTGAAGACCATCTGTTGTTGAAATATCCCACCCATTAGTGTCAACCATGTAGACACCTTTTTTATTATTAGTTATATCTGTTATTTCACTTTTTCTAGCACCGTTAAATGGCACCATAATGAATAATGGTGTACCGCTATATTTAATCAATAATCTATTAATAACGGCTGTATATTGTGATTTAAATACGTCAGTAGCCGCGTCGATATCATTTGTTCCTATATTAACGACAATAATATCAGGTTCATAATAAGGCGCTAATTTATTTTTAGTCATATTATCAATAAAGTTAATCAATGAAGGAACACCGCCGTTGCCGCTCTTAGTAACACCAGCGCCGCCAAAGCCAACACGATAAGAGATAGCATTTAAATTAGTGCTTGCAATATATGGGAATGCGCCTGTCGCGCTATTACCATCAGAATCAGCGTTCATGCTTAGGACCCGAATGCCTTCTGTTATACTATCACCAAAGAACATAATTTTTTTATTTTTCGGTAATACTCCAGTAACAGTGCCTGTACTGTCAACTGTAATATCTTTAAATGCGAACCCCTTCTCACCAATCCATTTATTTTCTGATTCGGTTACACCATCAACAACAACTCTGATAATGTGTTCGTCTAATGACACTGTGGGAAGTGTTGGTGACGTAACTAATTGTCGTGTCATGTCAGCACCATCAATTGAATAAGCAAAGTAAGGCGTTTTATAAGCGGTATTAACAATAAAATTAACGTTAATAGAAGTTGTATTTTTTACTTTAAAATATAACTCCGAACCTTGATTGATTGTTGATTTAACATTCGTGCCACTAATTGTTGAATCGAACCACCGGCCAACAAAACCAACTGGTTCAGTTATTTGTGTGTATCTAGGAAGCAAGAAATTTGTTAAAGATGGTAAAGATAATAATGAATTACATTTTTCAATACGGTTTAATAAGTCATCATAATTTATTTCTAATTGACCTTTATATTCAGCATAGACACCCAAATCAATGGCTATGTCCGTGTGATCAACTGTTTCAAAAGTATCTCCAACATTACCAACGTTAGAGCCATAAGCAATTTGATAAAATCCTAACCTGCTGTTCGGCTTAAAGTTGATAACACCAACCGTAGCAAGATATTCAGTCCCGTCTCCTGATACAGTATAATCCATATCAACGGTGTTATTTCCTGCTGTTAAATTGATATTTTTTTTGGATAATATTGTAAAAGTTAAATCGGTTTTTTTGACGATTAAAATTGAAGCTGCTTGATCTTTATTTGAACTAACATGAGCAATGATACTACCAGATGATAAAGGCTTATTAATAACATATAATGAGTTTTCACTAGGTGATGTATACAAAGAAAAATCTTTTTGGCCATCTTTGAACTTATTAATAGGAATTTGTTCATCTAATATCTTTATTTTTTCATAAATTTCTGATTTTACTGAATTTATTAGTTCGGCTACTTCTGATTCACTGGCGTTACTTGCGATTGCGTCTAATAGCGATTTTATAGTAACTAAATTTTCAGGACTAATACCAAATGCTTCTACTTCATTTTTAAGCTCTGTCATTGCACTTTGTAAGCTCGTCATATCAGATAAATTCGCCTTAAGTTCAATATTGCTCTTGTTTGATTCGGTTTGAGCATGTAAATCATTCAACTCACTACGCATTACTTGTGGCATATTTTCTAATAATAATTTTGTAAAATCATCAATCTTATTATTTACTTCTTGAGCTAAATCTGTAACCGTAGAATTATCTGATATAAACGTAAGGTTCTTACTGACAATAACCTGCTCTTTATCTTCATTGAGAAGTATTAAGTTCGCTTCAATAACTCCAGTTTCTGTCATTTCGGTAGGAATTACTAAAATAAACTCTCCCTTAGTTAAGTTTTCAGGAGGAATCATAACAAAACCTGAATTACTGCTATTAGTATATTGATATGTAAGTTTTAAAGAATGACCTGTTAAGTCAATTTCAACTCCATTATCAACTATTTTAATTAACAAAGTTCTTGCATTGACATCGCCTTGCATTATTTGAATTGGTTGAGGGAAATCTTTATTAACCGTATCCCATATAATCGTTCTATTTCTAAAATTATCTAAACTCATTAAAAAATACCATTATTGTTAATTTCAATCAAATGTAATTAATTCACTTTCTACTTTTATAATTTCATTGAATTAGCATAATTAGCGCCTTTTTTCAATGTTGTTTTGACGTCTTGCATACCCTTTTTTTCAACTAAGAAATACATGCCATGATAACCACTGGTGTAACTAGCCCTAGTACCTGCATTTACTACTACTTTATCGCCTTTTTTAACTTGCTTTAAGTTTCCTGACAATTGCCCAGTATTTCGGTATCTAGCATAAGTATAGGTGTGACCGTGGCTTCTGATTAGTCTAGTCCTCCGGCTTGCGCTATTTGCTTTAGCCTTAAACTCTGCTTCAAACCAATCGCCCATGCGTTCTGTGACTTTAGTTTGCATTTCTTTAGCTATGCTTGATATATTAAGTAAATTTACTGCCATGCTTGACCACCTGCACCACAAGGTAAATAAACAGTTCCAGTATAATTGTACAAGTGGCTATTCTCTGACCAGTTCGTCATATTCCAACCGTTTTGTAAAACATTTCCGACTAGTCCTACAAGTTCATCGTCAACATCTTTAACAGACAAAACAACTTGATAATAATAACCCATGACAAAGCTCGTATTATCCATTTTAATGACCTTTGAGTTACTAAGTGATAAATATACCGTCTTGTCTTCTATCGTGTCCTTAACGCCTAAAATAACGTCATTTAAAGGCATTGTAAGTAAATTGTTGTACCAATCTATATAAGAATCGAATTCATTCATATCCCGTTACTCACGACTCCTTCTAAAATCATCTTGTTATTTTTAGGGTTTCTTTCCCATGTTGTACGCTTGAAAGTCTCGCCTTTTTCGTTCAAGAAATAGTTGAAAATCAAGTCTTCCATTTCTCCGATTCCGTTAAGCTCGTATCTTACGTTTTTACCTAGCCCAATCATAGAAAACTCATCTAATCTTGACTGATTAATTCTCTGTTTAACTGCTGGTAAAATAATAGGCTTTATAACATTGTCTTCCGCACCGTTTTTCTTCTTAACAGTCGTTTCAACTTGCAATGTAACTTGTGAAAATATCATCAAATACCTCCATAATACATTAACTCTTGCAAAGAAGCCAGACGTTTCATTTCAGCATTTCGCCATTGTTCTGCTGGTTCATCAACAATATTAAGCCGACAATAAGAAGCAATAAAGTCTTTAACTAATACGCTTGTTTCGTCAGCTTTAATACCATTTTTTTCTAGCAATTTAATAGCTATTGAACGGAATAAGATAAGTTTACTATCATAAGCTGTTACTAAAATCGGAATACCACAATAGACCTTAATATAATCTATCATTTACTTCCTCCATTTTATTCTTATGAAACTGTAATTACTGCACCAGCGTTATAAGTTTCAACATGACCGCTTGTTAGTGTTTCTACCAAAATCATGTTGCTGTTAGTTTTCCATTCAAAGGCATCAACTTTTGTAAGGTCTTGCATGTCAATGTGATATTTTTGGTCTACCAATACAGTAGGTTTGAGTGCTTTTGAACCTGTATAGACAATAATTTCATCTACTCCAACTTCAGAAGCAATTTCAGTATCATCATTTTTAATGCGAACGTTAGCATTTGCAGTTGCTTGACGTAACTCATCTAACAAGGCTTTACGGTCTTCTGCTTTAACAATCAAATAACGACGTCCAGCAGTAGGGCGAACAAAGTCAACCGCTTCTTCAATAGCGTCAGCAAATGGAGTTTTGCCAGCTGATTTGGCTTTTGTAGTAATTTTTTTGATTTTTTTGACATCTGCTTCTTTGTCAATTGATTTAAAGCCGTTTGTTCCGTCTCCCTCAACAAGAGCAAGGTCAACAATTTTGTTTACAATAGCTTGTGTAAGTTCTGCTACAATCAAGTTGTAAAGTTCAGAATATGACATTTGAAGTCGTTTAACACGTTCAGCAAGTGATTGCAATTTATAAACCATTACAGGTTCGAGAGTATCAATAGTGAGTGTGGCTGCCTGCTCTGTTTTTGTTTGTCCGTCTTTGTGGACTTGGGCTTCATTATCTGAATCAAATGAGCGTGATACAAGCAAAGCACCAACATTTGTAACATGGAATACTTTGAATACTGGGTTAGTATTTAGCAAAGCTGTGTTGATTGATTCAACCAATTTACGTGGAAGCTCAAAAGTTTTGTCTGTGATAGTTACACCATTTTCAGCAAGTTTTGCGTTCCAAGCGTTTTTAATTTCTGATTTTCCAGAGTTCTTTTTTAATACATCAAAAAATTCTGTTACAGCGTTTTGTGATTCAATAAAGTTTGTCATTTTATCTTTTCCTTTTGGTTTTTCTTCCTGTGCGTTAAGTTCATTCTCAATTTTGATAATTTCAATTGAATTTTCTGAAAGTGTTTTTTCCAATTCTTGTACTTTTGGCAAGTCTTCAATTGCATTTTTTACTTCAAAGCCACTAATTTGAGATTTTAAAGATACGTTATTTTCTTTAAGTTCTGCCAAGCGGTTCTGTTTTTCGATTAAATCAGGTTTATTCATATTTCTTTTTGATATCCTCAATTTCTTTCAAAGCGTTACGGCTTTCAATAATTTTGTTACGTTCTTTTGTGAGTTCTTCGCCCAATGCATTTTGAATAAACTTTGCGTTAGGGTCAGCTGGTACTGAAACAAGAGAAATCTCTTTAAACTGTGCTTTATTTACAACTAGAGCATCATTTTCATTAAAAGTATAATCTGTAATGTAATAGGCAATTGATAGTGAATCAAACGCTCCATTTTCCACAGCTTTGTTAATGTTTGGTGCATTGTCGTAAAGCGTAAAGTCAGTCAGGTATTTATTAGAAGCTAAATCATAATAGACTTTTGCGTCCCCAATTACTTCACTAGATCCAGCACCATGTTCATATAGCAATGGATATCGTTCTCTAGCAAACTCAATGCAGTTAGGTGTCAAGATAATACCGTTAAGGTTCTCTACGCCAACTTCTGAACCAATGCCTTGGAACGACTTAGAACCGTCCTCGTTTTCAGTTACTTTAATTTCAGCACTATTGGTTATTAGTTTCATCTGTGCTTGTTACGTCCTTTCTACTGCCTTGTAAATCACTTAGATTTTTAACAGCAACTGCATTAAGGTTAGCTATGTAAATATCTCCACCCTCGATTGGTTGCTCGCCCATTTTAACAAGAAGTTGATTCTGTGTAAAAATAGGACCGTTAATATTTTCATGATACAAGTCAATTAATTCTTTCAAAGTTGCAAACTTGAATAGCTGGTTATCTACGATTATGCGTTCATAATATAAATTGTCCTTAACTACTCGTCTGCGGTTTGTTGAAATCAGTTTATAAGTCAGTTCCTTTTCAAGTTGAATCAGTAAAGGAATGATAGTAGAGTTGTAAAAATAAATTTGTTGTTCTTGCGTAGCAGTACCAAGCAAAATATTTTCATTCATAAAGTAACCTGTCAAAAGTTCCGATTTAATAAGGTCAATTTCATCTTTGTTTAAAACAGAATAATCTTTTTTAAGTTCTACAATTTCCGTCTTGTTATCAACTGGTGTCAAACCGTTGTAACTCGAACCCTCTTGCATGTTCTTTATTGTTGCTAGAGCTTTTTCTCGATACTCCTGTGTATTATCAATATCAAGAAAGGCATTAATTTTCAACAAGCCACGCAATTTACCTTGTTCCAGCTTAGTTTGAATGCTAGCCAGAGCATTATCTAAAATGCTTGTGTCTTCATTGATATAAAAAGGACTGACAAGCCTTACTAATTCTTCAGGTTTATATTCTTTTTTATCGTTAGCAAATAGTAGGTCTAATAGATCGCCTGTTTCACTATCAAATATAGGGTACAGGTCAACATAGCGCGTGCATAGCAACTTTTTAATTACTTTCTGCCAAAACTCCATGCTATTATGTTCGCCCTTAGAACTCCAGTTTAGAACCTCATCTAAATCAGAGCCTGACATACTAATCAAAGTATCAGATCCAACATCAGATTTTTTGTATTTAACATGATTAAATTCTACTTTTGTTATTTCATTAGCGATTTTATTATGAATATTAGTCACAAAGGCACTTGTATATTCTACCGCTTCATTTTGCCATGCTGTAACTCTTTGAGTATCATTATTTAGTTTCCCACGTGAAAATGATACTACTTTTCCGAATAAGTTCAATTTTTCCCCTTTCTACCATAAACTCACGCCCTTCCCTCGTTTATACTCGCCTGTTTTCTTGTTATGGCAAGACTTACAAAGGAGTTGTAGGTTATCGGGGTTCAGCGCTATTTTCCAATCATCAAGGTTTTCCCAAGTTAGTTCTATAATATGGTCTACTTCGTATTTTTTAGCACCGAATGCGCCACATCTTACGCAAGTCATTTTGTCACGTTGTCTTACATAATCACGGACTGCCAACCATTCTTTTTTGTTATACCAACCACTTTCTCGAACTGTGTCAACGTTATACTTCATCTGACACCGCCATTTCTAAAGCCATTGTCAAAGCAACAGTAGGGTCAATTTTATCTTTTTCAAGTTTTTTTGTATACATATAATCCCCGCTTTGTCCGATTTTAACAGCAGTATTATTTAAAGCCCATTGCATGACTTTTTGATTATGGATAAGTTTATTTTCTACTAACTTAGATTTTAATAACTTAATATAGTCATTCATTGAGAAACCTTGTCGAATAGCTCGTTGGTTATCTCCGTCTTTGTCAAAGAAGTAACGCTCAATCAGACCTTTTAAAATTTCGTATCGTGCTGGGTCATAACCGATCTTTCTAAGTCTGCACCCTGTCTTGGTTCTAAAGTCATTAATATATGGTATTAAGTCATTTACGTTAATGTATTCCGTATCAAGTAAGATTAATTCGCCTCTGTCAACAAATTCAGTCCATAGTTCTTGTTGTTCTGTATCTAGTTGCTCATATTGCGACCGTACAGAGAAAGTAAGTGTATGGCTGTAAGTTTTACCCTCTAACTCACAAACGAACGACACAGCGGTTAAATCGCCAATTAAGGATAGGTCAATTCCTACATAAGTTCTATTTTTATTAAATACAGATAAGTTAAATTCTGTTAGTTTAGTATCTTGTGGAGTGAAGTAGTAAGCTGTATCCTGCATAGGTAATCCCATATTAAACGCTAAGAACTTATTCTGTAACGCTGGGTCTCCTTGCGCAAGTTCGTACTCCTCAATAACTCCTGACCACTTAGGGACATGACCGATAAGAGGCAAAGCCATAGTCCAATTCTTCTTATCTTTGACCTGCTCGTGATTTTCTAGCATGTAAAGCAAGCCGAACGACCTATCATTGTAAAATTCTTCCTCTGACTTGAAGCGTTCAATAAGTTTGTCATAAAGCCCGTCGCGTTTAAGTCCTCCTGAAGTGATGTAAATACTTTGCCAGTTGTCTTGTTTTTGACGTGAACCTTTATTGACTGATTCTGTTATATCTTCGCCATAGGTATGGACTTCATCAAATATATTAAGAGAACTATTACCACCTTGCGCCCTCAAAGTATCATTTGTTTGCTTTTTGAAAGTTGTTTTAAAAGAAGTAAACACTAGCCCTTGTTTCGTACTCTTGAAAATCTTGTTTTCATTGTACACCCTTAATGTATCGCTGGCTTCCGTTTGATTCCTAACTTGGTCAAATACGTGTCTAGCCTGTGTGTTATCGTACGCAATAACTAAGCTCTCTCCGCCATATTGTCCGCCTAAAATCATCCAGTTAAGCACGCGCGTAGCCATTAAACTTGACTTACCTGATCCACGACCTAGATTGAGAAAAATTTCATTAACTAGATTGACCTGAACGCCTTTTTCATCAATCATATCATAGCCTAACATTAACTCATACCACCAAATTTGTGGCGGTAATAGCTCGATTTTCATCAGGTTACCAGTAGTCAAATAGAAGTTGTCTTGTATCCATTCAACGGCTTGTGTAACACGGTCATAGCGATAAATATACTTATTATGAATACGTATTTGCTTCTGAATAGTCTTGCGAATGTATTTGTTAATAATAATGCCATTTTCTTTGTTGTATTCCAACATTTTATTCAAATAATACATTCATTACCTTTCTATTCAAATAGTGATTTCAAATATTCATCTGAATATGGACACCAATCTTTAACATCAGTCATTTCTTTTTTTAGTTGATTCCAGTTTGAAAATTTACCAATAACTGAATCAAAGTCTCCACACTCAGCACAAGTATCTTCAACTTCTTCTAATTCATCTTCTGGAGTATCTTCTGGCATTATATAAAGCCCTCCGTCTAAATGGTCTTCAATTATCCAATATTGTTTCATTCAAATCCCTCTGGTGCTTTAATTTCTGGTGTTTCGTACTTACTTAGTTTATAGTCGTCAAGTTCTTCAATTTTAGCCTTAAGGTCATGAGCGCTTGATTCTTCCTGTTGCAATCTCCGCCATTCAGTAGGGTTATAAAGTTCAGGGTTACCAGCCTTAGCAACCATCATTGCTACTAAGCTATCTTTATCCAGCTCTTTTTCTTTAACCTTTACTTTTTCAACGTTTCCGTCAGCGTCATAGATTGTTTCTGTTTCTTTTAGCGTTCTGACTGTCAGTTTGCTTGCTAAGGCACTTTCAGCTAGTTCTAATAGATTTCCCCTAGCGATACCTTTAGCTTCGTCATACGCCTTTATATTGTCATCTCGCCACTTTCTAAAAGTTTTAGCCGAACAATGCAAACTGGTGTAGATTTCTCTGTCATTGCAGCCTGATTCAATTTTATCAATGATTTGACTAAAAAGCGGTTCTTCGTACATCTTAGGTAAAATTGTGGGTCTTCCACCGTTTTGTGTTTGCATATTATCCTTTCTAATGTGCTTATATCGTTTAAAGCCTATATTTTCGTTTCTAAGAGCAGCAATAACTCTTGCTTATAAGTTTACCCGCTTGGGTGACTCTGCTCTCACAAGCCAAAATATTAGTATATATCCCTATAATTAAAATTTAGCAAAGTTTTAGCGAGATTTGGCGAGATTTGGCGAGATTTGGCGAGATTTTGCGAGATTTTGCGGCAAAAAGCGCCTTTTTGCGGCCCGCGGCGGGGCGCGGCCGGG